TTGGCAGATACGTTCCCACTTCTGCGAGAGAGTACCACCCCACTCCCCAAATTCTTCATCGTCACCCTCTGATTTTTGTCCGGATCGCTTTAACCCCAACAAAAGGCCGGTATTGACGTACGGTATGTAATCATCCCCCTCTTCGAAAATACGGAAAGACTCCTTTGTACAGTCGTACATTACGGAGTTGATCACGTAGAATCGATCGGAGACGTACGTCTTGCCGACTGACGGAGTGAGTCCAACGCATGCAGCACCATCCCGCCACGCATCATACCCAAAGTCATCAGTTTGAAACAAACAATCGTCGCCATTGATGAGGCACTTCACGTCGCAAAAACGCACGTCTGGATAAACAGTATCCCAGATGAGCGCAAAATTTGCGATGCAAAGGACCGGAAAAGAAACCGGTGAACCCATCAATTGACCGCGGGCCTGAGGCTTTTCATCAGCCCATTCAGGTTCGTCCGCGCCGAAGTTCTTGTTGTACGTGTACGTATGACCCACCAACGCATCCACGAACAACTCTCGGTATGGCCGAGGCATCTCTGTAGCGTCCGCGATCGACTGCGCGATTGCATAGGAGAGCTCGATGGCCAAATTGTCTGTTGCCGCCTTATAATCACCACTTACCCACTTATTTCCGTAGGCGAGCTGTCCCAGCTGCTGATACACTTTCTTAGAGTCCATCGGTCCTCCAATCATGAACCGTGGATCCTTCGAGAGCGTATTGAATAGCATCTGTTGGACTGGACGCAGAGCGCTGTATGTCCATTCGGGACCTTTCGTCACGATACGGATCTTCAGCGGCTCCGGCAGCGACTGTGGAATTGCCAACTTCTTCTCAGCGGTTGCATTCTTCACTAACGTCGCCTGTGCGTAACGGAGGTCCTCTTCAGTCTCATCACATATACGCATCCACACTACACCTTCCTCCACAATCCGTTCTTCTGGGTCTGGCACCCAGCGCACGTTTACATCAACTTCCCCACTTCGTTGTAGGAGGCCCAGTGCCCCCCCCTCATCGCGGGTTGAAGTTGCGTGCGCAGAACTGGACGGCCAAGCCATCGCCTGACAATCCCAATTGTGTTTCCGGAACATCTTCTTAACCACCTTTTCGCATTTCCTTTTGCACGACTCGATAGCTAGTAACCGGCTGAAGGACCGCTCGTCCGAAGTTGTCATCGTCTGGTAAGCCTTCACAATGGCTTCCTGAAGATCCAACTTCCCTGGACGGGGTAATCCCTTTTTCAGCATAAGGATGGAGTAGAAGAAACTCCAAGCCTTTCGGCGTTTCGCACTGCGTAGTGGCGAACTTGCTTGCAACTTCTTCGAAGCACTGAAGATGTAGTAAGTCCCGCCCGCAAAGTGCGGACCCTCTGTACCCAATCCTCCTGGGAATGGCGGCAGTTCCTGCCCCATCCCCCAAGAGAACATTGCCGCTGTCTTGTATTTAAGATACGGCAATAGCGATCGCTGCTCCGAAAGCAAATGGAGCAGGTCGAACTCACGTAACAACGCCTCGTCTGAATTGGACGTGGTGGTCATACCGTAGAGTTGGTACACATGGCGATACAGGGCCAGCGTGTCGTACGTAGCGCGGCAGTGAGCACATCCTGGCAATTTCTCAGGAGTGCGTTTCAACTGCACAAGCGCGCGTAGCGTTGGAATGGTGTTGCATTGGACTTTGCCAAGTTTTTTGCAACGTACACCACCGTAGGGTAGGTGCACCATTTGGACGTGTTGTTTAAGGTAAC